AATCCAAGGGGTTAGCTAAAACTTTGGACGGTAAAACACCTATCGCAAACGCATGTGAAGAATACCTTAAGGGTATGCTTCACATATAGGGTCAAGTCTACCCATCGCGTTTGTACCTCCCCCTGATGGGTGGACCTAAAGGCAGCCTGGCACGTGGTTTCCATGTGCTGGGCTGTCGCTATTTAGAAAGGAAATGATGAAAACTAAGGTATGCACAAATTGCGGAGAAGAAAAAGAACTCACAGAATATCCCGTTAGGGCAGACTCCCCAGACGGCTTTCGTAACCATTGCTACGTTTGCAGGAAAGCTCAAAACGTTGCATGGTACCAGAAAAATAAAGAAAGACAGTTAGCTAAACGTAAAGCGTATCGGGAAGCTAACTATGAAGCGATCAAACTTGCTAAACATGAGGCTTACTGGGCTGACCCAGAGAAACAACGCAAGAAAGGTAGAGATTATTATTGGGAGAATTGGGAGAAAGTCAGAGAGAATTCTCGCCGAGCTAATTTAAGCGAACAAGCTCTCGCCAACGTAAGAGCGAGTGATCTTCGATACAACAGAGCCAACAAAGAAAAATTATATGCGAAACGGAGGCTCTACTATTCCGACCCAGAAAACGTAATGAAAAGAAGAGAGTCACAGCAAGCCGCTCGTGAAGCTAATCGAGAACATTATCGTAGCGAAAATCGCAAATGGCGAAAAGCGAATCCTGACAAAATCAGAGCATTAGAAAACCTTAAATCGATACGTAGAAAGGCTGTGGAGACCGATAACCACACGATGGAAGAGCTACACGTTTACTGGAAAGCGAACGGTATGGACCCTAAGCGATGTACTTATTGTGATGCTTGGCATACCAAGTGGATTCGTGGCGGTTGGAAAGTTTCAGTAGGGGACCATGTGGTTCCGCTGTCAAAAGGAGGCAAGGACTTTATAGAAAATATCGTCCCTTGTTGTTTCTCTTGTAACTGTTCCAAAGGAGCGAAGATTCTTTACGAGGAATGGACACCACCTAAGGAACGGATAGCAGTATGAGAAAATATTACAACAACAAAGGCCAAACATTCGCATCGAGAATGGACTGGTACCTGGACCCCAAAAACAAGTACATAAAGATAAACAAAAAAACAGGTTGTTGGATATGGCAAAGGTGCCGACTGCCCGCAGGTTACGGACTAGTAAGCTCAGTCCTCATAGCGCGAGCAGTAGGAACTAAAAACAATTCCCTTGTTCATAGAGCAGCGTACTTACATGCAAAAGGTGCTTTATCGCCAAGTACACATTTAGATCACCTGTGTGGAACAGCTTCTTGCTGTAACCCAACACATTTAGAAGAAGTAGATGCTTCTGTAAACAATGCACGTAAAGCTTTAGTGCGAGACCAAACACAAGAAATCGTTGAATTAAAAAACGAAATTAAACGTTTAAACAGTCGCATACACCAGCTAGAAAAGGAAAAGGATGATAGAAGTAAACGGCAATCTGCGTGTAGAGAAGTCTGACTTCGTAAAGCACGGTTACATAGGCACATATACTATAGGTGAATGTAGGTGTGAACTTTGCCAAGAAGCTTGGGACAGATGGGACGTGTTCAAATCAAATGAATCACGTAGGCTGGCAGCTAGAGCACCAAAAAGAACGCAAGAAGCGCTCAGAAAAGCAAGATACAGAGCGCGAATATCTTCGACAGACTAGCCCTTATCCTTTCGGGTGAAGGGGAACCTGCCATTACGGATTATGGTTCATACGATTAGTATTGTGAATCGTTAAGGTTCCCCGTTTGTCGAACTTTTATATGACATTTATGTTACAGGTGTTCGCTTTTTTAAAAAGCTTACTAAACTAAGTACTAGTACTAAGTAAACAATAACCACCTTAAGTGGTTATTGGTACTAGGTACCAATTGGGAGAAAAATATGGATTACCCGCTGCATAAGGATGCAGACGGTAGATGGATTCACACATGGGTTCGTCAATCGTCAATCAAAACAGCAGACATGTGTATGGAAAGATTCCGCAAAGACATTTACAGCCTGTCGGCGGAAAGACCTAAAGACGTAAACACTTTCGGTACAGCGTGCCACGCAGTAGCCGAAGATGCCTTACAAGCACGTATGAATGGCAAAGACGAAACCCTTGAGGGGCTTCTGTATGCGTTTGATTACTATTGGGATGAAGCAAAGCTACTGATCGACGATGATCAGTGGACTAAGTACAGACCTGAGACAATAGGTGCCGAAGGATACTCACGTATCACAGACTGGTACAACCAAATTTATAACGCAGATGAAAAGATAATACCTACAGGTATAGAGCAAGACTTCAACAAGATCCTGTGGGAAGACAACGAACGTGTGATCTATGCACGTGGCACGATAGACCTAGTTGAAGAGAATCGTGTCTGGGATTGGAAGTTCCCATCACGTGACTATTCCAGAAACAAATGGGAATACGAACGTTGGGATGTGCAATCAATTATGTATTGTTGGGCAACTGACATTCCGCTATTCAGGTTTGGGATCATACATCCTAAAGGGGTTTCATACATCGAGTTAGAACGTGACAGTTCGCATACAGAATGGATGAAGCAAAAGGTCTTAGCACTCGCCAAGTTCGTTGAGAACGCACCTAGAGGTCAATGGCCTTTAGGTGACAACGGTTGGTGGTGCTCAGAAAAATGGTGTCCAAATTGGACATCGTGTAAAGGTGCTACAGGAGGTATCACATAATGGCATTTAAACCAATGTCACCATCAGAACGTGCGTCAATTGAGGCGCAAGTTCTAATCAAATGCACAGTAGAGCTTACATGTGCTCAACTGGCTTCAGGAACATCTGACCCTAACGAAGATTTACTTACGTTACTGGTAGACAACTCTGGAGTGCTAATGAACACGTTGATAGACTTGAAAGCAGGATTAAACGGTGCGCTTACATCAGCAGAACAGACAATTGTTCCAACTGATTCAATTGCACCTGTGCTTTCAATAGTCGAGAACGCGTTCCCTGGTGCAACTGTTTCACAGCCACGTCGCGAATCAAAATATATTGACGACGCAGAATATGCGAGCGTACACAAACTTTGGTTAGCTGAACGAAGTAGTGGAGTGACTTATGGCTCAAAGGAATCTGCGTTTATGGATAACCAAGTCGTAAGGAAGTTGTGGGTTGACGGAGCACGTGTTTACCCTGATACTTACTGGTCCGAACAGATGAGAGGACAACCAATCCCCTCAACTAAGAACAACAAATGCGCTCTAGGTGATTTCAAAATCAAACGTGGCGTATTCGTTGACGGTGAAGGTAACGTGTCACTTCAGCAGGGAGATGGAAATCATCCCCAAGCAGGAAAAAGTGGCTACTTCGGTGGTATGCAAAAACATTCATCATTCAATTGGGCTGACAAACCACAACCTGTAGCAGGCGATACTTTCGCCTCATCAGGTGGTTGAAAAGTTAGACCTTGAAGATGCACGTCTGTTAGTTGGGCGGACCACGGCAGAGACCGTGGTTCCCCAACAGGCAGAGGTGGAAGGCGTCTCGAGCAACGATGTGAAAAGACTATTCACACCTAAGTCTGAACAGATTCGGCTAATGCGTAGCGATCTTAAAGCAGGTGGAGAATGGAAATTTGGCATCAGAAGGTTCGATGAAGTCACGATGGGGGGAGCTAGACCTGGCAACCTCGTCACTCTGATAGGGAAAACACATACAGGCAAATCGCTACTCGCGATGAACATAGTTGCAAGGAACAGTGGTCACAGAACTCTGTGGGTATCACCTGACGAAACAGAATCAATGTTCTGGGGTCGTTACGCAGCCATAAAAATGCAGATAGGTCAAAAGGATTGGATCAGCAGACTGATACGTAACGACACGTTAGCGTGGCAACGTACTAGCGAAGTGATATCCAATTCAACAAACTTACACTTTGAATCAACAGGTATGTCGGTAGATGATTTAGACAAAGCAATGAGAATTGCCACATCTGAGCTATGGGATGGGCAACGACCAGATGTTTTAGTTTACGATTATCTTGAACTGATACGTGGTGGAGGATCAGGGGACGCAGCCAGCGTCCAATCTAAAATAGAATCCTTTAAGCAACTCGTATCAGACTGGCGAGTCATAGGTGTAGTCATACATCAATCAGGCAGAGGCGCAGGTAACCGTGGCTCTGCTGGAGGCATAGACTCTGGCAGATTCGCATCTACCAGTGAAAGCCACTTCGTGTTAGAAACATGGAGACGATGGGATGACACTAACCTTGACGAAGAAACTCGTAGATTCTATGAAAATGAAGTAAGCGTTGGTCTATGGAAAAACAAAGCAGGTGAAGGAGAAAAAGCCGAAGTCAATTTAACTATTGATCCATCAGGCCGATTACTTGAACCTGGTGTTACATGGGAGCAGATGAGTCTTCATGAGTGACGTAATGAAAGACATATTTGAAGGTTTCCCTTACGCTTTCGGCACAGACGAAGGTGGATGCAGGTGGGCACCAGTTACATCAGAAACATACAAGCGTCACCTAGAAGGATCAGAAATGATTGGAATTTATCCAATGGTTTACGATCCTCACAAGGAACACGTAGGTAGCGCTGGTTTCATAAACTCCAATGGGAGACCTGTTTACAGTGAAATGAAAGAAGAACTGTGGAAATGCAAATGGGGAGCCGTCGATATAGATGAAGGCGACGACTCAATTGTGTATGCACAGAACGTCGCGACAGTACTTGAAGCATTAGATATAACGTCGTGGGTAGAACTCTCCCGAAGTAAAGGTTGCCACGTGTGGATCTTTACAGAAGAATGGGTTCAAGCTCACGTTATACGCAAAGCGCTGTTAGCGGCAGTCCAGATATCAGCAGTAAAATTTGATGCTGTATACCCTAAGCAAGATTCAATTGAAGGTCCACCTGGTAATTACATGAGACTGCCATACGGAGGGAACAGACCCAACGGAAGGCAAGTCATGTTAGATAGAAATAACGACTCTATCGACCTGTATGACTTCATTCTTGACGCAGAAACTAACCGTGTTCCGACACAATCTTTGATAGACGTGTCGAAACTGTGGAAAGCACCTGTGCAAAGCCTGCCACCAGAACGTTCCTATGACAAAAAGCCATTAATGCAAATTGATGGCACACGTCTAAGAGGCGTAGCTAGGCGCATGTGGGAAGACGGACCTCATAGCTACTTCCACCAGTCTGGTGCTGGTAAAGGTAGACATGGATTCTTGGATCGTTTCGCACGTGCCATGTGGGAAGCAGGGTATTCAGAGCCAGATGTGGTAGCTTGGACCTCAAAGCTAGACGCTCAATTGGGTGCCTGGTGGCCTGAAGGCCCAAAATTTGAAGGCAGGAGAGATGCCCAAAGGCAAATCGAACACCTCGTCCAGCACGCCAGAACCATTGCCACAAGGCACTGAGTTTACGTTCGTAGTGCAGGGGCGGCCCACTCCCAAGGGCCGTCCCCGCATGACACGTAGAGGTCGTGTATACACACCGCAGACAACACTCGAAGCTGAAGACGCAATAGTTGCAGCTATTCCTGATGATGCACCAATTTTTAATTGTGCAGTTCAAATGGAAATAACTTTCACTAAAGACTCAACT